ATTAGTTTCATAATCCTCTAAGCAGGTTATCTGTTTCTGGTTGTACCGTTTCTGCGATAGACTTGACATTAAGAATAAACTCAATGCCGATAACCTCATCATCAAGTTTAATAAGCTGTCTGCTTATTGCATCCTCAATTTCATCTGGTTCTAGTCCTTGATCTAGTAAGCGTTCAATATTGATGGTCTTCTGTCGCTTTCCGTCCAGTCTAAGAACAATCTTCTTAATAAAATCTACTGGAACCTTCTGCTTATCTACACCCTCAAGTAAACGTTCCCACTTCTGAATAAACTCGGGTGACATTTACTATTAACTTTCTTAAACGCTGACAGTCTTCTTTGGACGGCCTCTAGTCTTCTTAACTGCGGGAGCAATCACTGGAGTTGACACCGGGACTAAGCTCTGTGCCTGTTCCATTAGTCGCTGTGCTTCTGCAAGCAAGCCCTTAGCTTCTGCACTCATACGCTCTGCCTGACTGCGAAGATTATTAGCAAGTGCTGTATCACCTAGTGCATCATCTGCACTTTGTAGACCAACTGGTGCTGGGATAGTTTCAGGATTAAATGCATCCTTATCGCCGCGCATTCTACGAGCAACAGTAGCAGGATCCTGCATACCCATCTGCTTATCCATTTCGGCTAACTTCTTTACAGCGTCTTCGCCCTTCTTCATTTCGTCAAGCACAGTGTTAAGTTCACTCAACTTGATACGAGTTCCTGGGTTAGGGGTCATGACGATCAATTCAGTCTGTACCTTCTTCAACATGCCTTCTGCATGTAGCTTCTGTAGAATGATTTGACCATCAGTAGTGTAAGTGCGATTTAGTGCATCAGCAAGGTCTTCGCTAGTCTGACCAATGTCACTTTCAATACATGCGATTAGTGGATCGTGAATATTACGATTAAGAATTTCTGTGTACACGACTAATGCCATGTGCGGTTCGCCGGGAACTTCGCGCCAGATAACTGCAACCTTGCGGTCTCCGTGCCGTCCGACATGCCTTGTGAAATTTGCCATAAATTGTTCTCCTTTATGTATAGATATTTATAAAGGCTATTCAATGACGAAATAAAAGATAAATAAAAATGTAGTTCACGGGAGAGCGAATCCCCAACTACTCTAACGCTTACAAGGAGCATCAGCTATGACTATTTATTTGTATAAGAAAACCCATAACATTACCGGTTTAAAATATCTCGGAAAAACAACAGCCAAAGACCCCTACAAATACAAAGGATCCGGAGATTATTGGATACCCCATATCAAGAAATATGGATATGATGTGACCACTGAAATAATCAAAGAGTGCCAAACGACTGATGAAATCAAACATTGGGGATTATATTACAGCGAGTTATGGAACATCGTCGATGAACGAGATGAAAATGGGAAGAAGACCTGGGCGAATCTGAAACCGGAAGCAGGCGATGGCAATGACTCCGAAACTGCGACAGCTATTAATCTATCACGAGTAGCCTCAGGAACGCATCCGTTTTTAGGGGGAGAGGTCGCGAGGAGCGCCCAATTAAAATTAGTAGAGACCGGAAAACACCATTTTCTAGGCGGGGGGCATGTTAGAAAGCAACTGCGTGAAGGTAGGCACCCCTGGCAGGGTCCTGAAAATAATCTCATGCGAGTCCAAAACGGGACCAATCCATTCGTCGGCGGAGACATTAATAAAAAGATGTTAGAAAACGGTACCCATTCTAGTCAACACAAATGGACATGCCCATATTGCGGTAAACACGGTGCCGGCAAGGGTGTATATACTAGATTCCACGGCGCTGCGTGTAAGCATTACCCAAACGTAAGCTCATAAAACACTGCCTCCTTAGGGTCTTCAAATGCCGGCAAGAAGTTCATGTTGATATGAAATCTTCCGCGCAACTTCTCAAGGATCCATGCCCTAGCTTCACTGTTAGCAGGGGTATTGCAGGTAGTGAAATGATCAGGGGCCCAATCCAACTCTCGCTGAATGAACCACTGATCTAGGTTGATGTCTTCAATTGTTTTCATTGTCGCCATACTTTAGAATATATAGTGCCTCAAGCTGCTCTAGAGCATCCTTAAGAGTAGGATCGTCCTTAACTCTCTGTAGTATCTTCATCAATCGCGTGACACGTTTAGTGTATTGCTGCCGGTAAAGCTGTTCAGCAGCGCCTTTGACAAGGTACCTAATATCAGAGCCTATTTCTCTAGCATACACGGTCTTCCCGCCGTCCGGAGACTCATATATAAGTTGAGCCTCCGAAACAACGGGAATATCGCTGATCTTACTTCTTGCGGTGGTCATCGTAGATTGCATAAGCACCGAACGGGGGATTAGGATTCGGGTCACCGTGAATGATCCAAGTCGTATCACAGTAATCAGCATCACCCCAAGAACCAAACGGATAACCGTCAGTGAAAACGATCAATCGTTCGGGGACACGACCAGCCTGCTTGAGGTCATCAAAGATGCAATCAAAGTCGGTACCACCGCCACCGTGAAGTTCGTACTCCTCAATGTTTTCCATGTTCTCGGACGAGTACTCCTGAGTGTTATAGCACTTCGTATCAAAGCACGTAACACGCAATTTGTAGCCGTCAAACGATTCCATCATGCCAGCGACTTCCGAAAGGAAAGCCATACCCTGCTTGTTGCTGATAGAACCCGACATGTCAATGTAGATATCAACGTCGATTTCTTCGCCCGGAGTCATACCAGGCATAATAGCATCCATATGCCAAGAACGACGAGAAGGACGAATCCAGCTATAGTCATTCTTGATTGCCGAAGTCAGATTAGTCTGGATCAGTTCACGCCAGGGCATGACCGGATCAGTAAGCTGCTTGATCATGCGCTCAACACCAGCCGGCACCTGACCAGCTTCTGCCTGCTGTGCAGCATTCAGAATAGCCTGCTTCATCTCCTGACGAATTTCTTCCTTTTCAGCTTCCGAGAGCTTGGGACGACCCTTACCCTTACGCTGACCTTCAGGACCATCTTCGCCCTCACCGTCATCATCACCATCGCCGTCAATGTGATCGTCAAACATCTTGTCCAGCAGGTCTTCAAGATTGATGTACTGAACATTCTTCGTGAGGTCCTCATAGATTTCCTCAGAAGCCCAGTTCTCATACTTGCGATCATAGAGGCAGTCAACGGTCGTGATCATTTCACCGACCTTGTGCTTCTTCAAGTCAGCGTTAACAGCATAGTCACATGCGATGTTCCAGATTTCGGAATCACGAGTATCACGACGACCAAGATGATCGTAGACAACGTGCAGAACTTCGTGACCGACGAGGAATTCAACTTCCTTCGGCTTGAGCATCATGATAAAGCGGCTGTTGTAATAGAAGTTACGACCGTCAGTAGCAGCAGTAGTCAGCCACTCATCAGCATTAGTCAGCTTGAGACGAGTAGCGAGGTTGCCAAAGAAAGCCTGCTTGAGCAACAGACCGATACGAGCCATCACCAGTCGTTCACGGGCATCAGCGTCAATCTTGGGATCAGTAGGACCCACCAGCTTTTCAAACTTATTGCTGCGCGAACGCTTAGACTTCTTGGGGGCAGTAGTGTTGGACATAAAAACTCCGTTGCTTGATTATGTTTTGACTATAGCGCAAAACGGCACCGTTGTCAACCAAAAATGAGCTTGTTGACGATCCAAAGGACAATTTTTGCTAGGACCCAACCTACGAATGGGGCAGCAAGAAATCCTGAAAAGATTAAAACTTCATTCATAAAATACTCCTAAAAAGAATGGGGAGGGGCTGTCTCTAACCCCTCCCCTAGGAGCTTGCTGACTTAGTTGCCAGCTTCCACGATGTACTTACCGTACTTCTTGTGGAATTCGTCAAAGTTCGGCAACATGCTCGGCTCAATCGGAAGACGATAGGTCTTAAGAGCGATCTTAGAACCCATGACGACCAGCTCCGTTTCGAAGTTCTTCATCATGTATTCAAAGAAGTTAGCGCACATGTCGTGGAACTGCTTATTGTCAACACGCTTGTTTTCAAGCGCATCCTTCAGTTCATAGCACATAGAAATCGTGAGCGAGTACATCGCACTGATTTCCTTGACGTTGAGGTCCTTGACCTTGCCGTTGAGAATGTCGCTCGGCTCGGGCATACGACCAGCAACCTTACGGTGTGCCATGAACTTCGTAGCAAGACCATCACCGATAGAACCAGCGACGAGGTTGAACAGAGTGTCATTGTCAACGTCTTCATCGTTCAGCAGGTCGCTGACGAAGACCCACGAACGCGGAGTAGCGAACGCGCGGCTAGAACCCTTAGCGTCAAAGTCATAACCATCCTGCTTAGAGAACGAGAGATAACCAACAACGTCCTTGTTGATGCCCTTGTTAACAGCCCACTGCTGCCAAGCGTTGAAGTCATAACGCATTTCAAGGTGAACGAAACGATTAGCAAGCGGCATCGGCATACGATACGTAACACCCTTGTCGCTGTCACGGTTACCAGCAGCAACGATCACAACGTTCTCGGGCAGCTTGTACTTGCCGATACGACGATTGAGAATAAGCTGATAACCAGCAGCCTGAACAGCGGGCGGAGCCGAGTTCATTTCGTCAAGGAAAAGAACGACGATCGGATACTGCGAACAGACTTCCTCGCTGGGAAGATCAACGGGTTCAGCCCAGTCCATCTTGCCGATTTCCTTGTTGAAGAAGGGGATACCGCGAACGTCAGTCGGTTCCATCTGCGCCATACGCATATCGTACATGTAACCACCGAGTTCGTCAGTGATTTCCTGAACGACTTCCGACTTACCAATGCCCGGAGGGCCCCAGAGGAAGACAGGACGCTTTGCCTTGAACGCGGTGAGAAGGGCCTTACGGGCCTGAATCGAAGTGACAGTGAGAGTGTCAGAAACATACTGAGACATATTTAAGCTCCTAAAGTTTGAACAAATGATAGAGAGTGTTTTGCTTTCTTGCTCTCTATAGACTCGTTATACGTGATTGTGAGGGGATTGTCAACCAGTTTTTTGCCTGATTGGATATTTTTTATGCCATGAGTGTTGCCATAAGGATAAGATGCTCAAGATGCTTGATAGCTTTGGACAACTGTTCCTTATGCGCGTCAAACTTATGTGACTTGCGGGTCTGACGCTTTTCAACCTCAAGTTGGCTGAGGATGGTATTCATGTGGCTAAGGTTGGAACAGAGTTTGAACAAGTCAGGGTTATAGGGCAATCGGTTCAACTGCATACGAAGGTTGGCGATGATTTGCTGTGCTTCTTCTGCGGTGTTGAATGTTTTGCTCATATTCTCACACTACAGTAGTTTTGGGTTTATGTCAACCGTTTTCTCTCATCAAATTAGGATCGTTTGGACTGAAGGATCCGCGATTGTGAATAGACTTTACTTGATTGGGATTGAATACGACCCAAACTTCTCCGGACTTTGCATTGCTGTTGTTTGGAATACTTTCATTGATGATAGCTCCGTCAAAGCCTAGCTTCTGTAGGTTATCAACGAACTCAGCACCTTCTGGACCATCAAACAGTTCCCAGCGATCAAATTCCGGAACATGATAATAGATTGATCGTAAATCAATATCGTTTGCCTTAAATCCATCTACAGTTTCATCATCTCGTAACATGTATGAAAGATTGTTGTCTCTTAGATCAATAGGATTCTGCACCGACAAATGCACGGGGATAACTCTACCACCCTCTTTATATTCTCCGGGATAGTCTGGTTTCTCAATGAACGATTCAGCAAACATCGGATCAACTGCAAAGAAGGAACCATGACGTTCTACCTCAAATGCCATACCCAATGCACTTGCAAAGCCTGTGCCATGAGTGTTGAAAGTGTCAAAGTCTTTAGTAGTAGCATGATAGAATGTCATTGGCCTATGACCATCCCATGCATGTGTATTCTGTAACCAATCACTTAAACGCTTTTCTCTGTGCTGTGCATCATAGCCCGGGAAGAGTTCCTGCTGGTCATCTTCTTCAATTGCATGATGCTGGCCAGATAGTTTCTGAATTAATTCGCGCGGGGAAACTCCTTTGAATTCCCCGGTTTCTTCATTAGCATACCAAATATTATCTGCCCGATCAACCTGTCGCAATAGTTTAACTAAACCTCTAATTGCTTGTTTGCTAGGACGGGTAATGGAACTTACGTCTGATACCCTAGCCCCGGTTACTCGTATTGCCCCGGCATTAACCATATCTTCTTTGCTGTCAAATCCTAACTCTTTGGCAGCAATGTCGTGACTTAAGTAGTTGACCGGAAGGATTTTACCATCAGGCATAATCCAATATCCCCAAGCACTGTAGTCATAACTTTCAGCTAAGAATGATTGCCATTCGTTCATCAAACTTTCAGCGATCTTACCATTTGGGTTTGCCTGAGGAGGAATACCTGCTC